GTCCGCGCTTATCCCAATCTGTACATCATCCGCCACTCGCACTCACCACCTTCCGCGGCGCCTTCGTGATCGCGCCCTGAATCGCACGTTCCTCTTTGGACGATCCCTTTTTGTTGCCGCCACCCATTACCTGATTGTTGCCGTCGATGAACATATTCGTCTGGAGTGGCGTCGTGCGGTAAAACTCGCGCTCACTTGGCCGGCCCATTTCCTTCTGGACGATATAGCGGATGCGCGACCAGTCCGCTTGCGTCAGTCGACCATGATTGTGGCCGGTTCCACGTCCGGCCCCGTCACGTTTCCCGAGTCAAGACCTGATGTGTTCATGTCGATCGCCGCGGCGATTGCCGCCGTCATGCTAAGAGTTTCGGCGCCGGTGCGCGGGAGAAGTTTCTTGAACTCTGCCAGCGTCATCGTCGGGTAGTTTTCCTCGCGATACGTCGCGGTGAGCGCCCAGCAGAGGGCCGCCGTTTTGCGGATTGGATTTTCCTCCGCATCCGGGCCGTTCGGCAGCACGTCGTAGAGCGCCTCGGTGGCTCCCCAATCCATGCACATTGGCATGGCCAGAAGTTTGCCGTTTTTGTCCTTAAGGATAAGTGACGCCTCAACGCGCTTCCCGCTGGGGTTTGGGTGTTCTTTCGGCATGAAGTTCTCCGAGGCAAAAAGAAATAGGCGGGGGCCGCAGCGCGCGACCCCCGCCTCTCGGGTGTGGATACCAGATAGGTGGGGACCCTATCGCAGGCTTACATTTTACGCGATCGTAAAGTTGATCGAGTACGGCGCGGCCATGCGGTTTCCGCTCGGGTCGCGTACACCAGTCGTGATTGTGAAGATGTAGACCTGCCCGCTGGTCAGCGAAGCGTAGGCGACAGTAACCTGCTGGTCAGTTACGACCGTAATCGCTCCGAGAGTCACGCCATCGCCGTTCGCGCGAGTGAGCGTGTAGTGAGCGGCGTCGCTGATCGACGAGAGCAACATGGCCTCGCCGAAGTTGACCGTCACGGTGCCGGTTGCGGCCACGCCGGTCGCAGCGTCCGCCGGCGTGGTACTGCTGACAGTCGGCGCCGAGGAGTCGGCCGACGTGGAGAGCGCCACCGAGGTTTCGTTTTCCACGATCTCAAGGCCTTTGTTGTCGAGCCGTCGTCCGATCACGACCACGTCGAAGGACACCGTTGCGTAATCCTCAGTCTGCGCCGCGACCTGGTAGCCGGTGGCGTAGCAGCAATACAGGTAGAAGTTGCCGGAGCCGCCGCCGCCAACGTCCGTGCCGCCAATGTAAGTGCAGAGGCCCTGAATCTGGAACGGCAGGGATCGATCCGTGCTCTTCCAGGTAAAGGTGCCGGCCTCGTTCGGCGACGATCCGGAAGTGGCCCAGGTGTTGCCGAAAAGTTTCGCCAGGACCTGGAGACTGATTTGAGCGTGCTCGATCGAGCCTTCCCACTTCTTGACCTTGGAAAAGTAGTCAAGCGTCTCCTCGTCGCCGTAAAGGTCCTTGGTCATCACGTCCGGCTTCAGTTCGATCTTGCGAATGCCGGGAATATCGATCGGCGAATCGTAAGTCGCCGCCGCTCCGGTGTTTTCCAGCATCGGCAACAGTTTCGCATCATTGATTCCGAAGAGAGTGAGAACGCCATCACGGGGCATTGGACTACCTCCTATGCGTGTTTGGGGCAGGCCGGCCCGTGGGCTCGGCGGTAACGAAAAAGCCCCGCGACACTCGCGAGGCTTTCAAAAATCACTGCGCTTTATCGCGCTAGTATGGGTGTGAATCGCACTCGACTTCCACGGTCACGACGCCGTGGCCGAGGCCGATCTCCAGCTGCTGCTCGTCAGTTTCTTCTTGCACCGACATCCCGATCGTGGTGGCGCTCCGGAATAACGCGCCCTGCGGAGTCGTCCACGTCGGGATTGTCCAGTCCGTCTCAGTCATGAACAACGCGCCGATGTCGCCGGTCTTGTCGCGCGTGGTGCCCTCCACGTCCTCGCCGTCCGCCAGTGCGCGCAGGTAGTGGATCGAGAAGCGGTATCTCCCGACCAGAATTGACCGTGAGCGATCACGGTCACCATCAAACCCCTCGAACATTACCCTCACGGCAGGCAGGTAGGACGTGATCGGCTCCGGCCCCTGAAGGTTGAATTGCGATCCGGAATTGCACGAAACGAGGGATAGGCTCGTCTTCAACTGGTTCCAGATATGCCGTCTGAGTGCTTCGCTGATCTCCGCGTCATACAGGCGTCGGCTCACTTCGATACCGCCTTCAGTGCGTGGTCGCGATAAATCTTGACGACGATCGGTGAGGTTTCTTTGATCGTCGGCGTGGCGGACAATTCACGCAACGCCTGCGGGCTCCGGAGCCGCACGACGTGCTTGTAAATCTGACGCCCGCGATCCATGCGCTCGGCCCACGGCTTGAGCCACAGAACGCGCTTCTTCTTCTTCAACTTCTGGCCACGCTTGCCGTACTGCGTCACGCGCGCAACCGCGTTGATCTTGAACTCTTTCTCGACCTGCGTGCCGCCGCGACGTTTCGGCCTCTTGAGAAATAGCGACTTGCGCTTGAGTTGCGTGGCGGTGAAATGCTTGGTGATCTTGAGATCCAGTTCCGCCGTGTTCCCGATCCGTGTCCGCACCCAATGCGGCTTGATCTTGACCACGCCGCGCGCATTCGGCTTGTCGACCTTTCGCTGCACCGGGTTCGTCCGAGGCAACCGTTCGGCTGCGCCGCCGTGATCCTGCTTGTTGCGCCTTCTGGCCACCCGCAAATGCTTGCGGGCCACCTTCGCCACCATATTTGTGCTGCGTTCGGTGGCGGTGCCCATCTCGCGCTTGACGTTGTTTCCGATGCGCCGCATGCGTTCACCGGTGCGGACGAGCCCGCTCGACGTGATCTTGAAGATCACACCTGTTTCCTCGTCACTTCCACCAGTACACCGGTCTGCGTCTTAATCAGCGCGCCTGGCAGCGTCAGAGGCCGCGTCTCCTTCAACTCGTAAACCTTCGACGCGAACGTGAGCAAGTCGCCGTCGCGCATATCCTCGGATCCCCACTCAATCGCATATACCCCTTGCACGTTGCGGCCCAGCAGGGATTCGGCTTGCTTGCTTCCCAACGGCCGCACACGGCACCGCACGCCTGTCAACGCGCTCGCCTGCGTGACCGTCTCGACGCCGGTGGTGGCGTTCGTGCTGCGCGAACTCCGCGAGGCGCTCACGGTGTGGATCCGTCGCGCAGCATTCATCAGTAGAGCCCTCGCTTGTACCGGTCAAGTATGTCTGCGGATTCGGTGGCAAACCCGCCGACACGTTCCCCGTACTGCTGGCCATCGCCAGTGGTGAGGCGCTCGCTGTGCAATCCGCGCATTGGCTGCTGTAGCCGATGCACCACCTCGTCGATACACACCTGCTCGAGGTCGTAAGGCAGGCTTCTCGTGCCGCTCGAATCGTTCGGCAACACATACCCACCGGTGTAAGCGACGCTGATGTTATAGGCCAGGAAGTTGCCGTCAACGTCCTCTGTGATATCGCCATAAGTCGGCGCGGACGCCGGCCAGCGCGTGACGCGATACAGTAACCCTGCCGCGTCGAAATCCGCGCTCTGGCTGTAGTCGGTGACGGCAGTGCCGTCGATCGTCACCTGAGATACCGCAGTGATCGGATACCTATTCAGGAGCAGCACGGTGCGTCCGTTTCCTTGGACCTGCTCTGGCGCGCTCGTGCTGAAGGTGGCGGTGCGGAACCTGCGGCCACAGTATGTTTCCATCATCGCCGACACGGAAAGAATCCGCTGCTCAATCAGTGCGGTGAGGTATGTGCCACTGCCGACGACGGCCTCAACTTGAGCTGTGGTCGTGAAGGCCACGAGATTCGTCAAAGCCATGGCCGCCTACCTCGTGCGACGTTTTTTAGCCGGCGCCGGCGCCACGACTTCCACCGGAGCCGGCGCCGCGACCTTCACCGGCGCCGGTTGCTCGCGCACAACAGGCGCAGGAATCGCCGTCGTGTGAGGCCTCGGGATACCGAGCACTGGTGCCACATCCGGCATTTCCCATGGAACCGCCACGCCGATCTGCAACCACAGTTCCGCGACGGGTCCGTCAGCGTCAACGATCGCGCCACGGCCAATCCATACTCCCATGACGACAGAGTGAAACCTCTTCGCCGATGGATCGTATAGACTGGCCGGCGGCTGCAAATCGGCGCCGAGCCATACGGGTTCCGCGACCGCGACGCGCAGAATCACGCCTGCGGAACCTGAACGAATCCGTTCAGCGTGTGCGTCGCGCTCAGCTCGATCTTCGGGCTAGTCCCGCCCGCGAACGTTGGCGTCACCACCACGCGGAAATAACGCTCGGTCAGTTCCCCCTTGTCGAAGTGAATTTCACCGACCCCATTGTTCGTGGTGATCGCCGTCATGGTGAGGCCGCTCACGTCAGCGTAGGCGTCGCCGGATCCGTCATCCGAGGACTGCTGGATCTTCGCCGCCACGCTGAACGAATCCGGCGTGCCAGATGCGGACCCGACCGTGATAAGGGTCAGCACTTCGCCGAAGTTGGCGTGCGCCAGGGTGTCAATACCCGCGCCGTTGTTCGCCGCGCCGGTTGAATCCACCGGCGCGAGGCCGAGCACATTTTTGGTGTTCTCCTGGATCTGGTGCCGCTGAGACATTTGGCGAATCCTCCTTTTGAAATTACGAATGTTTGGGAAAAACAGGTAGCGCCTCGCAATTACAAGGCGCTACCTGCGGGGGCTTGTGGGTTTACGCTGCGTTCGCCACCTGGACATCGTCGCACTTGACGAAACAGCCCGGGCGACGCGGCGCGATATCGTGACGGTCGATGATTCGCATCACCGTCTGATCCATCGAGAAGGCCGCCTGCATGGTGCCGCTCGAATCGCGGTATGCCGCCTCGCTCGACAGAGCGAACTCCATCGAGGACTGCTGCGCGCAGATGAGTTCCGACCAGTCGCCGTAGTACATATCGGTCACGTTGGAGGCCGTGTCGATCTGCTGGCTGATCTGGAAGGGCTTGCCCAGCAATTCGTCGCGGTCCATGGCCTCGCGGAAGTAGTACTGGCCGGTCGTGCTCTTGAGATTGTAGAGGCAAACCCACACATCCTCGTTGAAGAGCCATCCGAGTTTGCCGCCGGGGGACAGAGGTACGTTGGCGGCGAGCAGTCGGCGGAAGAACTTCGCCGGGTGATCGGCGTTGATCTCCGCGTTGATGGTGAGGTCGTTCACGCCGCTCTGGTACTTCAGGCCCTGGGGCTCGTACCCGAGGCCCTGGGACTGAATTCCGACGCTGTCCATTTTGAGGCCGACCGCCATCGCGGCGTCGTCACGCGCGATCTGATCGGCGCGGTAGGACGCGCTCTTGAGCAGGTCGTTGGAAATGACCACGATGGCGGTCAATTTCTTTGCTGCCCACGAGCGTGCGAGAAAGCCCGGCTGCGAGGCGTTGGTGTCGGTGTTCTCGCCGCCGTAGGTGGCGGTCGAGGACGAGGCCAGTCCGGCCATGGTGAGGTTGCCGTTCGGCATCGGGACCGAGCGCATGCCCAGCTTGAACAGCGCGCTGTTGGCGTACAGCAGCGGAATGAATTCCTCGCTGAACGCTTCGGCGATCAAGAGGCCGCCTTCGCTCGGCGTGCCGGCGGACAGTGCGCGCGTGGCCATGCGGGCCTCGTACAGCGCGCAGGTGTCCGGATCGTGGTACACGTCGCGGAGCACGCGGGCCACGCCCTCCGGCGTGAAGTTCTTGTCGTAACGCTGCGCGTAGGCGGTGGCGCGCAGGAGGCGGCCCACCACCAGGCCGGCGCCGTAGGTCTTCTCCGCCTCGACCAGCGCGCGGGCATTGCCGCGAGCGAGGCCTTCCTGCTGGAGTGCTGCGAAACGGTTGCCATTGGGATCGAGCCGCGCCTTGCGCTCGGCTTCGACGGCCACCGCTTCCGCTTCGCGCTTCTTCGTCTCCTCGGCGGCTTCCGCTTCCGCCTTGGCCTGAGCGGCTCGCAGTTCAAGCACGGCCGCCAGTGTGTCCCGATATTCCTTCAACTCCGAGGGAGTCAGGCAAGAGAGGTCCATTTTATTGGCTCCTTTCGAATGAAAAAAGGCGCACATTTCTGCGCGCCTCTGGTTCCCCGGGGTCCGTGCGGCTTTAGGCCGCGCTCGCCTGTTCTGGGCCAGCGAGGCCCGAGAGTTTTCGCTGAAGTGTTGCGACTTCGGCGATAACACTTTCACGTTCGATCGCGTCGGCGTCCGGAACCGGCGCGGCGGCAGCCATGGCTTCCGGGCGACGCATTCCAGCAATCTTGTCGCGGCACTCGTCCATTACGGCGAGCAGGCCGTCAACCGTCTGGTTATGCTCGGCGTCCGTTTCATCGTACCAGTTGCTGACGCGCAGCATGTTGGCGGCGTTTTCGAGACGCCCGGCGCAATCGTAGATCTCGACTGGCAAACGAATCTCCGCGTTCTTCATGGCGTTCTTCTGCTCCGATTCATCCAGCAATGACTGCGCCTCGCTCGGCGTAATCAACCCAGCGCGCACTGACGCCACAAGCGCCTCACGGTTGCTCCCGATCAGTACCTGCGACACCTCAATCAATTCCACGTCCGTGAACACCGCCGCGCACTCGCCGTTGACGAGCGCCTCCCTGGCGTAATCCGGCAGCGCGTCGATCTCCTCGCGCGGTGAGCGTTTCGTAACTTCGCGCAGGATGTAGCAACCGATGCTGAACGCGCGGATGGTATTTTTTACCACCTGCTTGAAGACGAGATCCGCCTTCGGGTTGATGTCCACGTCGTACTTGAGCGCCAACTCGAGGCCTTCGCCGTCGACCACCGCGCCATCATAGGCCGTGCCGAGCGCGTCGTCAGGATCGCCGTCCCAACGGTGTCCCCAGAGAAACAGGGGATTGTCGCGCAGATACAGTGGCAGTGTACGAGCGAACGCTGAAGGCAGAAAGATCGTGCGGTGGCGATCGACCGCCCGCGTCGACACGAACGCGCGAACGGTTTTCTGAGCCTCGTCGAAGCCGCGCACTTCGAATGAGAGGGTGCGACGTATGAGTTCGCTCACCGTTCCACCACCTCCACTCCATGCGCTTTGCCATTCATCCCAGCGCGCGTCACGCCAAGCACGGCGCGACAGGCCGCCTCGCACGCCGCCTCCACGGTGTCGCGCAGCATCGCGCGTTCCTTGTCGGGGTCGCTCGTGCGATCTCCCGGGCCGACGATGTCGGCGTTCTTTGGCTCAAAATACACGTCGCCGCCGTCGACTGGCGGCATGTTGTTACTGATCCGCGCCTCATTCTTCGTCGCCAACGACGCCTGATAAAGCTTCACGGCATGCTCTGCCTGCCAACGCTTCGATTCCTGAACAGGATCCTCACACTCAAGCAGCACGTCATTCTCGCCGAACAACGGCACCAACCACGCTGCCCACTCGTCCTGAAGCCGATACACGCGCGGTCGCAGCACGTTCGTCTGAAAGAGTTTTTCGGACTCTTCCGCGGTTGCGCGGTTGGAGTTCTCGACGATCCCCATTTTCTCCGGCGGGATGCCAAACCCGGCTTGCAGGATGATATCGCGATACTGCTTGCGGCCTTCGATAAAGTCTAGGTCCTTGTGGGACTTGGACAGGTCGTGATATTCGCTGCCGCCCTTCGAATCGCGCCCGGGCTCGTACCCGAGAAACGCTGTCTTGAAGGCGTTAAACACTCCCTGATGCTGCGCGTTCCATTCCTCACGGATCCGCTGCACGCGGTCCGGGCTCGCGCCGGCAATCATCAGGATACCGCCGGGTTTGCCGCCGTTGCGGTAAAATCCCTCATTCCATTTTGACGCGAGGTCGTCGCCGTTGATCTCGTCGTCTACGCTCCTTACGGCACCCAGGCCGCGGCCCCACGGGTTGATCGGATTCGGGATCTGAATCCAGATCACGTCCTCCGGTGGAATCGAGATCTGACCACCGTCCGGCCGCCACACCGTGAACGCCGGATCCGTGGCGCTCGGCACGGCGGAAACCCAATGCGGCGGAATGATCGTCAGTTCAACCGGCCGGCTTCCGCTCTGGCCGCGGTTGATAAGCACGAAGCATTCTCCGGCAATTTCCAGATACACTTGCAGCAGGTAGCGAAAATTGAACCCCGTTTGGAACGAGTTGGGCCGCGCCCACAGGGCCGCCAACGCATGGCCGCGCGCGAGTTTGCGCGCCACCTTACCATCAGGGCCGGGCTCGTCCCCCATTTCTCGCCAGACGTGCCACTTCAGCGCGGCGCATTCCTCCGCGACCAGGCGGACGCAACCCTTCAGCCATGGGTGCTCGCCGAACTTCCGCATGTAGAGCGGCACCGCGCTGGCCACGCCATAGGACACGCCGGCCACCGGCGTGAACCCAATATCCGTGAACCGCTGCTCATTGCTTGGCAGAGGAGCGCGGCCGACAAGAGCAGCCATCACGCGGCCGAAGTATCCTCCTACGCGCGCGATGTTCATCCGAAAGCAATGCTCACTTCCATTGGCTTGTCCTCGTAGAAACACAGGACGGCCGCATCGCCAACGTCAGGAGAGCCGGCGCCGCGCTGGCGAAGTTCCTGTTTCGTTTCCACCTTGTAGCGGCCGAGTTTATCCATCCGATACAGGCGGAGGTTCAACTGGCGGATCAACTCCTCGGCGTCGTCATTCGCCTGCGCGTCGTCGGCGGCGCCGCAATCAATCCACTCCGCATTCTGGTTCGCCATATCATCCGGCCCAGGATCGAATGCTTCGCGCGCAGCAAACGCGATCTCGTCGAGCAGGCGCACGAACAATTTTTTTTCAAATGCAGCCCGACCCCACACGACGGGCACGATCTCAATCCCTCTGCCGATCAGGCCGTCACGTTCCAGCTCGAGCAGGTCGCAATACACGCCCCACCCAATCGCCGTTGCGTCACAGTGGATCGCGTGCACGTCGTGCTCGTGCGCCAATCGCACAATCCGCCGCGCGTTATCCATGGTGTGCGCCTCCTGGTAGATATCCACCACGCGCAACACCTTGCCCACACGCAGCACGGCGGCCGACTTGTCCTGCCCGGCGCCGGCCACGTCCACGCCCAGGATTCGTCGGCCAGTCGAGGCCTCGCGACGCTGCTCCGGCGTAGCCCTCTGCCACCGCTCACGGGCCAGATTGAGCCACTCCTTCGGGATCATTTTCTCGTTGCCGAAGGTGAAGAATTTCCCGAGCACGCGGCATATCCAAAACGGCGACTTATCGCCGAACTTCTTGAGCATCTGGTCAACCCACTCGTGGCCGACCGCCGCCGGAATGATCGTCCTGCGGCGTCTCACGTTCGGATGATCGAGCGCCGAAATGTTGAGCGTTCGCCAAAATTCCTTGAAGCGCCCAAAGGCGTCCCGGAAAAACCCACCTCTCCAGTCGGGTTCCCGATCGCCAACTGACGCGCGTTCGGGTCGCCCAGCGCGCCTTCGATCGACTCCGGTATCTCGTCCGGAACGCCGCTCGCCTCGTCGTAAATTGCCAGCACCCACGGGCCGTGAGTGCCCTGCGCGCCGTCAGGATTCTTGGCGGCGAAACCCATCGCGTACCAGTTTTCGTTCGACGTTTCCAGGCTTACCGTCAAACGCCGGCCAGGTAACTTCACCCTACTGGTGCGGTGCAGGGCCCGGATGTATCGCCAGAGTTGGTTCTTCACCTGCCGCCCGGTTGGGGCCGTCGTCACCACCACGGCGGGTTCGCGAGTGCAGAACCACCAGAGGCAAATCACCGCGGCGAGAAACGTCTTGCCAGCGCCATGGCAACTGGCCACCGCCGTAGACTTGTTGTCACGCACCGCCAGCAGAATTCGCTTCTGCTGCATGGTGAGCCGTATCCCGAGAATTCTCTTGCAAAACGCGATCGGATCGTTGGCGTGCTGCGGACACGCCTGCGGAACAATCCCCCACGTCAACCGACAGGCGCCGTCATCCGCGAACCACACGACCTGCCCAGCGCGGATTCGCCGGTCGGCCGGCGTGTCGCAGCCAGGCGGACACGGGCCGTACTCGTGGAGGGCCCTGGCCTTATTTGAGGCTGGCTCCAGGCGGCAAGTGAGATGCGCGAGATGCGAGCGCGTCAACCCTCGCTCGAATCTTGTCGGCGGCCTCCTCCGAGAGTTCCTCGACGAGGATCTTCCCAATGCCATCGATCAATTTCCCA